TATTGGACTATCAAATCCAACTAATATCTACAGTGGTGGAAATTCTCTTTGGAATGATAATCCCCCACCACCTATTGATAATTTCCAAGAGGAAAATAGTTACAGGCCTACATTTTTATCTCTAAAAAGAATTAACTCTTCCGATGTTGTAAGGGTAATCAAAAAAGTAAAATGGGAGATTGGAAGAACCTATGAGATGTATAGGCCAAATTACAATATTGACAATAAAAGCCCGATAACGGATTCATCTTCTCTCTATGATTGCGACTATGTTGTAATTAATTCAAACTATAGAGTTTATATTTGTCTTAATAATGGAACAAATCCACTCAATCCATTAGGGCAACCATCAGTAGATGAACCAGATTTTACAGATTTGGATCCACAAGTACCTGGCACAAGTGGTGATGGATATATCTGGAAATATCTTTATAGCCTAAGCCCACAAGAGATCATTAAATTTGATTCTGTAAATTATATTCCAGTTCCTAGTGATTGGGGAAAAAGTGGCGAATCTTTATCTATAAAAAGTAATTCTGTAAATGGAGAAATTCAAGTTGCTTTAATCAAATCTGCAGGAATTGGATATCCCCCAAATACCACATGGACGAATGTTCCCATTTTGGGTGATGGTACAGGAGGAAAAGCTACAGTTGTTGTTGATGCTTCTGGAAAAGTTTCTAACGTTGTCGTAACAAATACTGGTTCTAGATATACCACTGCAAAAATTAATTTTGCTCCTGGAGCTACAGGAACTGAAACTGGAGGGCCTTTATCTGGATTGACAAACACTGGAGTTGGAGCAACTGCAATTGCTTCTTTTGAAGTCGTTACTACTCCTCAAGGTGGGCATGGATATGATATTTACAGAGAACTGGGTGCCTACAGAGTAATGTTTTTCTCAAATTTTTCAAACTCTGCAGATAATCCAGACTTTTTAGTTGGAAATGATTTTGCAAGAATTGGTATTGTTAGAAATCCAACTGTTTATGGATCACAAACAACACTACAAAATCAATCAGTTGTAAGTGGAGTCGGAGGAATTAAGTTCAGTGGAGCTGCGACTACAACTACAGACTATCTAGCCGATGCTTTAATTTCTCAAACTGTTGGTGTTGGATCAACAGCTTATGGATACGTTGTTTCTTATGATGAAGTTACTGGAGTTTTAAAATATTATCAACCAACTGGACTTTCAACATCAACTTATGATTATACTATACATAAATTTACATCAAATCCTGGAACTGGTGGTACGACTACTATTTTTGGAGCTGGAGTGGGTTCCAATTTGAATATCGATACCACATTTACTGGCACACAAACTGAAATAAATAATAGGACATATAAACTTGGATTAACTTTCGTAAATGGTATTGCAAATCCAGAAGTAGATCCTCTTTCTGGAGACATCCTTTATGTTGACAACCGAGTAGCAATTCCAAGATCAGCTACTCAAACCGAAGATATCAGAGTCGTAGTAGAGTTCTAAAACCATGCCCGAAAAAACTAATTTAAATGTTACTCCATATTTTGACGACTTCAATGAAGATAAAAATTATAAAAGAGTTTTATTTAAACCTGGAACAACTGTTCAGGCCAGAGAATTAACAACATTACAAAGCCAATTACAGTATCAAATTGAAAAATTTGGGGATCACTTTTTTACGAATGGTGAAAAAGTAATACCTGGAAATACTGCATATATTGGAAAATATGACTGTGTACTTATAGACTCTACGTTTGTCGGAATTAATGTCAGCACATATCTTTCTAAATTAGTTGGCAGAAAAATAAGAGGTAAAAGATCGGGAGTAACTGCAAAAGTAAGAAATTACGTTACTTCGTCTGATTCAGATTTAGGAATTAATACACTATATGTCAAATATCTCTCACCATCAACTATTGACAATATCACAAAAGAATTTCTAGACGATGAGGATCTAGTATTGGATGATGGCGAAAATTTAGTTGTTGACTCTAAAATTTTTAAAGCAGGAACATCTTTCGCAAACACAATCACCGTAGACTCTACTAGAAGAGGAACTGCTGCGTCTATTGATGATGGGGTTTATTTTATTAGAGGATTTTTCGTAAAAGTCCCATCTTCAACTATTATATTAGATCAATATTCAACTAATTCAAATTACAGGGTTGGATTATTGATTGATGAAAACATCGTAACTCCATACGATGATCCAACATTGTTTGATAATGCTTCGGGGTATTCCAACTTTGCAGCTCCTGGAGCGGATAGATTGCAAATACAAACCACTTTCATCAAAAAATCTCTAGATGCATTTGATGATGAAAATTTCATTGAACTTTTTAGAGTCAAAAATGGTAAAGTAGTTCAAGTTAATACACCTAAAAAAACTGGGATTGATGATCAAATTCGTGACGAAATAGCTAGAAGAACCTTTGATACTTCAGGCGATTATGTCGTAACTCCATTTCGCGTAGATGTAAAAGATAGTTTAAATGACTTTACTGATACTGATGGATTATACACATCAGATCAGAAAACTGCACAAGGAAACACTCCTACTAATGACTTATTGACTTATAGAATTTCCCCAGGAAAAGCTTATATTAAAGGTTATGAAGTAAATACTACTTCTCAAACATTTATTGATGCTCCAAAACCAAGAACTAAAAAAACAATAGCTCCAGAATATTTTACATTTAAAATGGGAAATATTCTAAAAGTTAACAAAGTTCATGGTGCTCCAAGAGTGGGACTTGGACTAACAACATATGTTTCATTTAGAGAACATAGAAATCATACCTCTGGTATTTCTACAGGCACAGAAATTGGAAGTGCTAGGGTTTATGATTTGCAGTTATCTTCAGATATGGTGGCATATGGAACTGGCCCAAATGGAGCTATTGATGGAGATGCAACAACTTTTGATCTATTTGTTTTTGACATTCATACATACACAAAGTTAACACTAAACTCAAATGCAACTATTAGTGTTCCAGCGTTAATTGAAGGCAAAAGTAGTGGAGCTCGTGGATACCTAACTTCCAGCGTAAGTAATTCAAATACCCTGACACTCTCAAGTTTAACTGGACAATTTATCGCAGATGAACAAATTATTGTAGATGGTATCGAAAAAGGCCAACTTATCAGTTCCATTACAGACTATAAATTGTCTGATATAAATTCAGTAGAAGCTAAAAATTCATCTGGAACGGTAATTTTTACTGCTGATACTCTCCTTTCCGAAACAAAATCAGTTGATGATGTTTCATCAACTTACGCTATTGGCGCAGCCCTTTCTGGAATTACAACTATAACAGCATTTAAAGCAAGATTTACCTCAGATAATATTGAAGCTAATGATATAATTACTTACAATTCTTCGGGTGTAACATATTATAATCAAGTTGTAGATATTGCTGTAGATTCGAAGAGTATTAGAGTTCGTCCAGTACAAAGCGTCACTGATGTTGCAACAGGAACCGTTTTAAACAGTTCTACGGTTTCAAATATTAAAGTTGCTTATCCAAAACTTTTAGAAAAGAATAAGGCAGATCTCCTATCACCTTTACCAAATTCATTCATATCTTCAGTCAATTTTGATCCTATTGATCCTCCAGAATTAATTATAAGAAAACAATTAGATGTTACTATTTCTGGCGGAAGTGGATCAGTATCAGTTACTGGAGATCAAGAATTTGTAGACTTTTCTACCAATGATTACTTACTCTACAACGAATCCAGTGGAAATATTGAGTCATTAACTAGTTCCAAATTTAGTCTGGACACTACTAAAAAAACATTAACATTGTCAGGCATTTCTAATGTAACTGGTGCATCAAAATTGATGTCTACCTTGAAAGTTACTGATGTAAATGAGAAGACAAAGAAACTAACAAAATGTGCATTACTCACAGTTTCTAAAACTGCAAAAAAAACTGCATATAATGGGTTAACAGTTAATGGAACTTTTGGACTAAGAGTGGAAGATGATACTATATCATTAAACAAGGCTGATGTTTTGAGAGTTCGTGCAATTTATCAAGCTGACGACTCAAATAATCCAACACTACCAACTCTTACATTATCAAATGTATCTTCAGATTTATCCACGGTTTCAATAGCTGGAGAAACCTTAATAGGAAATACAAGTGGAGCCGTAGCAACTTTAATTCGAAATACTGATTCTACAACTATAAATATTGTTCCGATTAATAAAACTTTATTTAAAGTTGGAGAAACTATTACATTCTCCGAGTCTCAAGTTGTTGCAAACGTAGTATCTGTGACTGTTGGAGATTCAAACATTATTGGACAATATAAATTTGATAGTGGACAAAGAGATGACTACTGTGACTTTGGGAGGATTATAAGAAAAGACAAATCAAAAGTACCATCAAATAGATTAACTATTGTATTTGATTATTACACTATAGATTCAACTGTTCCAGGGGATTTTGTTTGTGTCAATAGTTATGGTGAAGAAAATTACCAAGAAAACTTGCCAGTTTTCGGCGGAAAACGACTTTCAGATTTCTTAGACTTTAGGCCAAGAGTTAAAGATTATAATACCTCAAGTTCATATTCGCCCTTCCAATATGAATCTAGAGATTTCAATATTGATGCAAATAATAACCCATATATTATGGCTTCTGGAAAGTCTATCAGATTGGGATATTCCTATTATCTAGGTAGAGTTGATAAAATTACGGTTGATAGAAACGGCGTATTTAGCGTTATTCAGGGGCCACCATCAGAAATACAACTGCAACCACCAACACCAGTTGGAACAATGCATGTTGCTACTGCTTTCTTGCCACCATATCTTTTTGATGTAGATGAGTCTAGATTAACATTCCCATCATATAGAAGATATACGATGGATGATATTTCTAGACTTGAGGATAGGATTAAAAATCTAGAGTATTATACGCAACTTTCATTGTTAGAAGTCGATACTTCCAAATTAGCTGTAAAGGATGAAATTACTGGACTTGACAGATTCAAATCTGGATTCTTTGTGGATAACTTCAAGTCCCACGCAGCTCACGACTTAAGATTCTTCAAGGCTTCGATTGATATGGAAGAGGGTTGCCTAAGGCCTTCTCATGCAACCACGGGTATTGACATGGCTCTTGGTTGGGAAATTATTAACGATCCAGAGGAAGATAAGAGAAACGAAGATGGACTACCCTCCGAAAATATTCAAAAGACAGGAGATTTGATAACATTAGAATATGATGAAGTTGAAGCATTAGAATCAAAATTTGCTACAAAAGCAATAAAAGTCAATCCATTTGACGTTGCAAATTGGATTGGAAGAGTCAAATTGAGCCCAGAAAGTGATGTTTGGATTGATGAGAGAAATGTTGAGGCAAGAGTTGAAGATTTGAAAGGCGATTACTCAACTTTGATTGATATTTTCCAAAATGATCCTCTTCCAGGATTTGTTCCTATTGATTGGAATTCTTGGACAATGTATCATGTTGGAACTCAAAATAAAGATAATACAAAGAGTAAGATAAAGGGACTTGATGCTTCCAGATTAAAAGCCGGAGTAGTTGATGTTGGTAGAGATTCTTCAGCAGATATCTATGAATTTAATTCATCTGATACAAGATCTGGAGTTCAATATCAATCAGCACCTTCAACTTATAG